TCTTACCAACATACTCAAAGTATGCAGGGTCCCATCCGTAACTGTTAGATATACCTAAATAAGTTCTTCTTACATTATCACCTTGACTTAATGTTGAATTAACCGCCCCTGAAGAAAGAGCAAAAGGTGGGTTCCATATAGTCTCACCAGGGAAATCATATTTACCTTTAATGATTGGGAATGGTGATTGTGCTCCTGAATAAAGACGGAAGTTAAATCCGTTAAATCCACAAGGAAGAGCGTCTATTGGCGCATCTTCAGACATTTCAACCATCACATATTTTGAATTCAATATGTATTCACCATTTAATGTACCAACTTTATTTCCAACAAAACTATTTTGTCCTGGATCCATTGTACAGTTAGTAAACTTCTCAAGTACTACAGGATTTGCGTCTGTATCAAAATAATCTCTAATTAAAATATCAAATGTTAAATTTGACCAAGATTGGTTAATAATTGAAATCTTTAGTAATGTATTTGCCGCATCACCATCAGAAATTGTATAGAATCTAAATAAGTCATATACTTTATTACCTCTTAATTCTGACACAACAAAAGGTGAGTTTGGTGTTTGCCATTTATCCAAATACCAACCAATTGAATCAAAATCCCCTGATTGTGCAGAGTCTAATGAAATTAAGTCAGGGTTTAATCCTCTGATATAACCTTTTTTCCATGAATAGTTCAACCACGATTGGAAGTTCTCCTCAGCAAAAACAGGAACTTCTATTCTTGGTTTTTGGAAGTTAGTAATACCAAATACTTTTGACCAATATTCGGGATCGTTTTGAGAAAAAGATGTTTCAAAACTATAATTTGTCCCAAACTTATCTGTTACATTCACACCAAAGGTCGAATAAGGATTTTTAAGTACTCCCGAATATTGACCTGCCATGTTTAAAGACACATTAGTTATTCCAGTTACAGAGTATACTGGGTTAGTTGCGTTTGTGTAAGTTGCAACACCTCTTGATCTTAATGTACCTACCACAACATTATCGTAATCACTATAAGATGTACCTGTATAGTAATATAATTTACCATATATAGTACCGTTGTAACAATTTACAGGTTGTACTGTAGTCGTTGTTGTAGTTGTTGGTATTGGTGTAGGACAAGGACTAGTTGTAGTAGTCGTTGTTGAGGTACTAGTTGTTGTTGAGGTAATAATAATCTGAGTTAATCCAGTTACATTTGCGTAGAAGGAATATCCTGAGTACTGATAATTACCCGTATTTTCAAATAAAGCGTAATACCACGAATCGTTAAGTGCTGAAGTCAAATCAGTATCGTTTAATGAAACAGAAGGAACTTCGAATACATTTGTTGATGCACTATATCCTGAAAGTGCGTCATAATCAACCGTTGGGATAGAACCAAAGTAAGAAATTACTTCATCTTCTGCGGTAGTTGGTGAGTCAGCACTAATTACGCTAAAAATTAAATCTTTAATTTGTTCATCTAATGTTGATGTACTTCCGTTGTATTGTTCGTATTGGTTATAAAGTATTGCCTGTATCTCATCAGGAAAATCATTATTATATGCGATAGTTGTAGTATCATTTGAACATCCTGAGAAATCAACAAAGAATTCGATCTCTTTTGGGTCTACACAAATAAAGTCACAAGTGTTAACACTTTGAGTACCACTAAGACAGTAGATGCCCACAGTATTTAAATCAACATTCGCAACTGTTGCTACAGACCAAGATGGTCCTGCGTCATAACCCGATAATCCAAGAATTCTTGTAACAAACAATTGGTTAGATTGTTGTAAGTACGCCTTAGCAATATAAGACGCTTCATATTTTGGAATTTGTGTGTTTATATATTTTTCTGGTGATGTTCCACCGAACACAGTTTGATACTCATCAAAACTTGTGATGAATATTGGTTCAAAAGCCGGTCCTATTAGTGTTTCGCCTACAATTCCCAAAGTAGTAACTCCAACACTTTGAGCTACAAAACTTAAATCAACCTCTGAGGTATAAACACCAGGAGAAACAAAAACTTTACTATTAGTTGCCATATCAAGTATTTCTTTTTTTAGTTATTTATTTTTTTTTATAAATACTTGGTAAAACATCAAAAACTTTACATTACTAAAACTATTTATATTTTGGTGAGATTTTATTCTGCCTTTTTTCTACCCCTATGTCTAATGATAACAAGAAGATAAAAAATTTAAAAATAGACCCTGAAGTTCATTCGGTCCTTAAAAAATATTGCGATAAAAGAGGGATTAAAATGTATCGATTTTTAGAGTCTTTAATTTTAGAAAAATGTACTGAAAAGAAAGATATCTATGGAGAAAACTAAATTAGTTTTTGAGTAAATACTAATTGTGGGTCTTCACTAACTTGTCCTATTATAATAACAATTCTTATCAAATCATCACTATTAACTTGGATTAATGTTACATCGTCACCATAGTATTGGTTATTTATATAAACCGAATACGATCCAATATTTTTACTATCCTCAAAATATAAGTTACATGTATAATCAAAATGAATTTCTTTAGTTGTTGCACTATTTGGGTAGTCAAAATAAATTTTTTCAGGGTTAACGGGTTCTTGTCTTTTTTGTTTTCTTTTTGGTGTTCTTTGGTCAACCTCAAATACTTGGAATGTCCTTGATAACGCTGGTGACACCTCAAATTGATCTGAATCAATTAAAAATCCCATCATTGTAAAATCATATTTTTGTATGTAATATTTTCTTTTTTCTAAATCTAAAACTGATTCGTCAGTAAACCCGTCATTTATAATTGGGATATAGTGACCATTAATTACTTGGTATGCCTGTCTTGATGCAAATGTTTCAAGAACCCTTTGGTTTAAAGTATTAACTTCCCTCATTCTATTACAAACAATAGCAACTGTATATTTGAAGTCTGCAGGTACTGGTTGTGGAATTTTGTAAATGTCTGCCCCCGCTCTATTACCATCCCAAGTCGGTACCTCCATGTAATAATACATCCTTCTGTTAGGTATGTTATACATAACTGCCGGATTGTTACCATACTTTACTTCAGGATTCCTAATTATTGTTAAAAAAGGAGGTTCTATATTCTTGTCTATATTTTGAAAGTCCCATGTCTCAACAAATTGCGACCAATTCTGAGTGGTTATTATAATATCAACCACAGGTATTTTTTTTCCTTCTGAAACTATATTAAATTTTTCTTTAACAAATTCTAAAAACCCCTTATCCAAATCAGCATGAAGAAGAGACTTAGGTAGGTAAGTACCATCCTTAGTTATCATATCTTTTATCTGCTCCCTTCTTGGTAAAAGAATTTTAGAATAGTTCAAAGGTATTGTCGGTTTAACTGGGTGACTTTTTGGTAATGCCATTATAATCCTCTAAATTCATTTGGCCCAACAGGAGCCGCGATTATTGTTCTATAAAAAGGTTTAAATCCTTTATATGTGTGTTTTGTGTCAGATATTACACGACCATCGTTAATAACAGTATAATAACGAACAAAATTTTCACTGTCATAGTATCCAATGTAGTCACCAAAATCAACATCAATGTTTAAGTTTTCTAAAGTTTTTAAATAAACTGAAATTGTAATATTACCTGGCTCAAACTGATCCATTCTTGTAGTGCCAATAAATTTGTTTTCAGGAGCAGCAACCGTTATTTGAGCGTTAAACTCTATAGGTGGTAAAAATTTAACTCCGTCCTCAGTAACTTCACCATAAACATCGTCAGTTTTAATTTTGTTTCTATCAATTTTATATAGAACGCAAGTATAGTTCATGTCACCAATAAGCCATTCCTGACCCATCTCAACTTCTAATTCAAAATCTCTATCGCCAAAGAATTTACCTAACCTTGTTATTGGAACATTACTTCTCATTTAGTTATTTTATTGATAAATATTTATTTTATTGTTATTTTTATTAAAAGACTAAATTTGGAAAACGAATCTTCCTTAGTTGAGCATCAGGCTCTCGAAATTCTCGAGTCATATAGTGGCGCAAATAACTATATTATTTTTTTAAAACAGAAAAAAGAAAACTCAAAAAAGTTTTACCCAACAAGGGCTCAATCTGACTACATAGTTAATTACCATAACACCGCACCAAAGGTTGCTAGAAAATGGGTTGACCTTGATACATACTTTGCAAAAAAGTTTGCAGAAGAAAGATATTTGATACAGACACCTGAACAAATTTATATTGAAAAACTACTCGTGGAAAAAGAAAAATCTTACCATATTTGGGGTAAGTTTTTTGAGAAAGATTCTTTATCGGAATTTTGGGTACCTAAATCCGCTCTAATTAAAACACACAATGTGCAATCTGTTTCTATTGATTATTCTAAGTATTCTCATCGTCCTCCGCTTGATCATCAGAAAATTGCGATAGAAAAATTGGCAGGATCAAAAAGATTTATTTTGGCCGATGATATGGGTTTAGGGAAAACTACTTCTACCATTATTGCCGCATTAGAAACAGGGGCCAAAAAGATTTTAATTGTTTGTCCGGCATCTTTAAAAATTAACTGGCAAAGAGAAATTGCAAATTATTCAGATAGACCTGTTTTTATTGCAGAAAGTAAAAAATTTTCAACTGAATCTGATTTTGTTATTGTTAATTATGATATTCTAAAAAATTTCCACGACACTGACCCAAAAAACAAAGAAGAATCAATATTACTACAATCAAACTTTGATATTGTTATTTTAGATGAGGCACACATGATTTCTAATGTTCAAGCACAAAGAACTAAAATTATTAACCACTTTGCCAAAAAAATTAATAGAGTTTGGTTGTTAACAGGAACCCCAATGACTTCTCGACCAATGAACTATTACAATCTATTAAATTTAATTGAGAGTCCTGTTGCTCAAAATTGGAAAGCATATGCGATTCGTTATTGTCAAGGATATCAATTCACAGCTGGTAAAAGAAAAGTTTGGAATGTAACGGGAGCGTCTAACCTTGAGGAATTAAGGGATCGCACATCAAAACAAATTTTAAGAAGACTTAAAGAAGAAGTTTTGGATTTACCTGACAAGATTATCGCACCTGTTTACTTAAGGTTGAAATCTAAAGAATATGAAAACTTAATGGGTGAGTATTTTGATTGGTACGATAAAAACCCTAACGAATCATCCTCTCTTACCGTTCAGTTTTCCAAATTGATGAAAGTCAGAAAGGTAATTGCAAATGAAAAAACAAAACAAACAATTGAGTTTGTGGAAAACATTTTAGAACAAGGTAAAAAAGTAATCATCTTTACAAATTTTACCGATACCCTCCAA